ATCTTGCAAGACCTCTGGAAGACAGTGAAAATTTCCAGCGTGCTGTTTCCTTCTATGTGGTTAATAAGTGTTCTTTCTCAGGTCTTACTGAGTCCTCCTCCTTCTCCGCCCAAGCAAGCGACTCCAATTTCTCAATCAAAGGAATTGACAAACTGCCAGGTTATTCAGAAATAATCAGGAACTGGAGAATCACTAACTACTCCTATGATTACCTACTTGGCGCTGAAGGTAATGCTTTTGTATATCTTGATCCTCCTTATGACATTAAGGATAACCTCTATGGTCGTAAGGGGTCAATGCACAAAGGATTTGATCACGATAGGTTTGCTGCTGACTGCTCTGCTTTTAGTCTTGATCAGTTAATTAGTTATAATTCTGATCAACTTGTTAGGGATAGATTCACCGACCCTAAGTGGAATGCTGCTGAGTTTGATCTTACCTACACAATGCGATCTGTAGGTGAATATATGCGAGAGCAAAAGAAACGTAAGGAACTACTACTTTTTAATTATGGAATTGAAGGACTGGTTAAACTCGATCAATCAGACCAAGAAAAATCTGATTGACGAAGACCCTTCACTTGAGAAGGAATATCCTCCCTATATCATCAACCGTTGTTTCTCTGGACACCTTGATGCTGTAATGTTTGCTAATGAGTTAAACCAGTATCATTTTCTCCCTAAAAAGTTGCAATATGATTTTCTTCTAAATAGTCTGAGGAAAAAGAAGAGATTTTCTCCCTGGCTCCGAAAAGATACAATCAAAGATCTTGATTATGTCAAACGTTATTATGGTTATAGTAATGAAAAGGCAAAACAAGCTTTGAGGATTCTAACAGAAGAACAACTTAATTTTATAAAATCGAAATTTGAAACTGGAGGAACAAAATGAGTGTCGTTCAAGAACCTGAAGTGAAGTGGACGCCCGATCAAATGGTTGAAGTGGTTCTTAATGAACCAGATGACTTTTTGAAAGTACGCGAAACTTTGACTCGTATTGGAGTCGCATCAGGAAAGGAAAAGAAAATCTATCAGTCTTGCCATATTTTACACAAGCAAGGTAGATATTATCTCGTTCACTTTAAGGAACTGTTTGCCCTTGACGGTAAGCACGCAAACCTTACTGTGAATGATGTCCAACGACGTAATCGTATCGCTCAGTTGCTTGCTGACTGGGGATTGATTGGTATTGTGGATGTCACCAAGATTCAGGATATTGCTCCCCTGAACCAGATCAAGGTTCTTGCCTATAAGGATAAGAACGATTGGATTCTGGAAACCAAGTACAACATTGGTTCTAAGAAAAAAAGAGTAGAAGAAGCAGAATAATAAATGAAAATAATTGATAATTTTTTAGATGATGAACATTTACAACCAATAATCGAAAAAATATCTGGATCATACTTTCCTTGGTATTGGTCCAGAGTTCTCGATGATCATATGTTTTTGGAAGATTTGAAATATAACTTTCAGTTTGGACATACTCTTTTTAGGGATAATACCATTACTAGCAAAGAGTTTGATTTATTCATCCCCCTTTTGGATAGAATGAATATAAAATCTTTACATAGAATAAAATTAAATTTAAATCCAATCACACCCAAAATTATTGAACATGGGTATCATGTAGATAATGAATTTGATGACCATACAACGTCAGTGTTTTATTTGAACACTAATAATGGTTACACTAAATTCCAAAATACTGAACAAAAAGTAAATTCGGTAAAAAATAGATTAGTAACTTTTCCCTCAAGTACATATCATACGGGATCTACATGTACAGATTCCCCTAGGAGATTAGTTCTTAATATCAACTATGTGTAAAAAACCGAATAAAGGAGAGCGGGTTTCAACACCCGCTTTTTTTGTGTTTCTTGTATAATTATATACGGATGCCTTCGGGGTCCACACAACACAAACTCGCTTTTTAAGGAGAAGTCACATGACTAACTTAATGAAATTTCACACTGCGGACATTCCTGCCCTGTTAGATCGTATAAATAAATACAGTATTGGAATGGATGATTACTTCGATCGTCTCTCGACGCTGCACGAGACTACAAGTAACTACCCACCATACAATCTAATTCAAGTTAGTAATGTAGAATCTAGGCTTGAGTTAGCACTAGCAGGATTCAAGAAGAAAGAAGTCAATGTCTACACACAAGACGGAAAACTTTTTGTCGAAGGACAAAAAGAAGATAAAGAAACAAACACAGCATATCTCCATAGAGGAGTGGCTCAACGATCTTTCACCAGAGCATGGACCCTATCAGATGAAACGGAAGTTAGATCAGTTACATTTGAGGATGGGTTACTTTCGGTAGTTCTTGGAAAAATCGTTCCAGAGCATCATCAACGTAAAGATTATCTTTAAACCAATACAATTGAGCAGAAATCAGTAGCGGTTGAGACAGATTTTTGTATCACTATGATACATAATCACTATATAATTTAGACCTATGGAGGAGACGATGCACTTTACCACCGCCGCCTTAACATTTGGAACAGTAATGACTCTTTTCTTTGGGGGAACGCTCGCCGCCGTTCTACCCTGATACTTCCTGATAAATAAAAATGAATATCGTCGGCGCTATGCTGTGCGGGGAGGTAACTGGCAAAATCCAGTTGACACCTCCCTTTTCTATTGATAGAATGTATGGAGGAATGAACTACTAAATGGCAATCAAACTCGCTCTATTGAAGTCTGGTGAGCAAGTAATTACAGACGCTAAAGAAATCCTCATTGAGGATAAACTGTGTGGATTCTTTTTCTATAAACCACACAGGGTTCGCCTCAATCGTCCCATGCTTCTCAAAGAAGATGAGGAAATAAATCCTGATTCTGTTGAGGTTACTCTTTCTCCTTGGATTTTACTTACAGAGGATGAAAGGATGGCAGTTGCCACTGATTGGGTTGTAACGATGGTTGAACCAATCGATGATATAAAAGAAATGTATTTGGAGAAGACTAATGGAAAGATTGGTAAAGATTCTGGCACTGATTAACAATACATATCTAATCAGTGAGATTGTAGAGGTTGGTGCCGATATTGGGCAACCAGACTGCAAGATTACGAATCCTTTTGTATTACGTTCTGATAAAACAATGGAACCTTTCCTTTGTGATTATAGCAATCAGGACACTTTTATGATAAACTCAGACAAGATCTTAACTCTTGCTGATCCAACAGAAGAACTTCTGTCCAAATATATTGAACTAACTGCATAATGCGCTTTTACACAAACGTCCAGATGGTCGGGGATCACTTCCTCGTTCGTGGTTATGATAATGGCGAGCATTTCATGACCCGTGAGAGGTTTTCCCCGACCCTTTTTGTACCTTCAAAAAGAGAAACTAGATATCAAACTTTGAATGGTGAGTATGTAGAACCTATTGAACCTGGATCAGTTCGTGAGTGTAGAGATTTTATCAAGAAGTATGATGGCGTAGAAGGATTCAAAATCTACGGCAATGATCGGTATGTCTATCAATATCTTTCTGCCAAGTATCCTGAGGAACAAATCAAGTTTGATATTGATAAGGTTAAACTAGCAACTCTTGATATTGAGGTTGCGTCTGAGAATGGTTTTCCAGATGTAGAGTCTGCTGCTGAGGAAATCCTTCTTATTACCCTTCAGGATTATTCTTCTAAGGAGATTATCACCTGGGGAAAAGGTCCTTTCAAACTCAAGCAGGGTAATCATTACTACAAGCAGTTCAATAACGAGTACGATCTCCTAAACGATTTCATTCACTGGTGGATGGATAACACTCCAGAAGTTATTACTGGGTGGAACAGTAAGTTGTACGATATTCCATATATCGTTCGTCGCCTTGATCGTATTCTTGGTGAGAAGTTGATGAAGCGTATTTCTCCTTGGGGATTGGTTACCGAACTGGAAACTTATATTGCTGGTCGTAAGAATATTTCCTACGATATCGGTGGTGTTTCTCAGTTGGACTATCTGGATCTCTACAAGAAATTCACATACACCAACCAGGAGAGTTATCGCCTGGACCACATTGCGAGTGTGGAGTTGGGTCAGAAGAAACTAGATCACAGTGAGTTTGATACTTTCAAAGACTTCTATACTAATGGTTGGCAGAAGTTTGTAGAATACAACATTATTGACGTAGAACTTGTTGACCGCCTGGAAGACAAGATGAAACTTATTGAACTTGCTCTCACTATGGCATATGATGCCAAGGTGAATTATGAAGATGTGTTTTATCAAGTCCGCATGTGGGACACGATCATTTATAACTACTTAAAGAAAAGGGATATTGTTATCCCACCAAAGGAAAGAACCGACAAGGATTCCAAATATGCAGGAGCATACGTCAAGGAACCGATTCCTGGAAAGTATGATTGGGTTGTGTCTTTTGACCTTAATAGTCTGTACCCTCACCTTATTATGCAGTACAACATCTCGCCAGAGACCCT